GCTGGAGGATTGGGTTCGCTGCCTGTGCATAGCCCTGCTGGGCTTTCATGGCCTGAGCGGCGCCACCCAGTTGCTCCTGGTTTCCCTGATTCATCAGGGACATGGCACTGCGGCCTTTGAACATGCCAGGGATTCCCTGTGCAGTCGGGTGCTGTACGGGCTGCATCTGACGCTGAGGAATCTGGGGATTGCTCGGACCCTGCGGAGCCTGAGCCGGAGCATTCTGCGGCATAGGGTTGGGTTGTCCCGTGGGCTGTGAGCCCTGGTAAACCTGGCCATCTGCACCGCAGCTCATGCCGCCGTCGTCCATTCTCTTGATCTTGCCACCCTTGGCTTTGTGCATAGGGAGAGCCGCGAGCTGTTGCCGCATGTGGTCGGACAAGATGTTCTTGGCCAAGGTAATTTGGTGTCCATCAGGATGCTGGAGCGTCGCGCTCTTTTCGTCCTCGGAGACCTTCTTAAAGTTGTTCATCGGCATCCACAGTTTACCCATGAGCCCTCCTCAGAGCCTCAGCAGGCGATTTTTGAGCCTGAATCGCGGCCACAAATCTCCTTTCCTTGTCTGCCTTGCCCGAGACAGTTCGAGGAACGACGATGGCTCCTGGGGGGAGCTTCGTCCGAAAGGTGTCATTCTTCACGGTGTCACCGCTGTACTCAGCCTGACCCGGAACTCTCTGCTTTTCGCCACACGGCATGATTACATTCTCGCCTGGAGACAGTTCCACGTCCACTAGCTTCCCGACGGGTCCGCCGTGGGCATGGTGTCCCCAGCCACCACCACCAGGGGTTGGGCTTGGGCTTGGAGCCGGGGCAGGTGCAGGGGCTGGAGCCGGAATCTGGAAGCCAGCCAGGCCCATGTCGATCGCGCCGGGGTTATCCAGCGCGAGGTTCGAGGGTTGCCACGGGTTGCCTACGAAGCAAGCGCCCACGGTTTCAAAGCCGGGCTCATACAGGTCACCGTTCTGGAACGGCGTGGCCTGTTGGGCATCTCCACCCGTGGTGATCGTGCCACCGCCAGGCGTGACGCCACCGGGCCAGGTCGGGAATTGACCCTGACCCACCGGGCTTGAGGTGTTCGTGAAAGCGGGGTTGTTACCCGCGTTCCAGTCAGGCGGATGCCAGCAAGGGATGGCTCCCGTCTGGGTGCAGGTCGTGGTCGTCCCTGGGTGCAGGCCCTGTTGCTTGGCGATGTCCGCCGCGAGCCACTGGCACCAGTGCGAGTTGATGAAAGCTTCCGCTGGGTCTTCCACAGGTTCGCCCGTCGGACCCCAAGGGTTGCCCCATCCGCCCCAGACTCCCTGGTTGCCCCACTGATTGCCACCGAAGCAAGCCGGGCCAGTGAACGATCCATTCTGTTGGAAGTAGCAAACAGGCTGGCCACCAGGCCCGCCGTGTCCACCATGATGCCACTGAGACTGCTGCTGCATCCGGGCAGAGCACATGTCCTGATCGTCCCAGTCACAGTCGCCATCGCCGCCACCAGGTCCAGGGCCACAAGGGCTTGGGCCACACGGAGCCGGAGCACAGCCGTGGATGTAGGGGTTCGGGTTCGTGCCCACCCACTTGTCAGAGCCAGGGTAAGCCGCGAGATTCCCGCACTGTCCAGGCGTCACAGGGGCGAGGCCAGGTGAAGTCTGGGTGCAGACGTGAGTCACGGTCGGGAACGCGATGTTCCCAGCCTGGAGGTTCGCAGCCAGTCCCCAGACGCAGTTTCCACCCTGGGAGTAGTTGTGATTCAGCATCTGCTGATCTTCGCGCCTATCCCACTGACCGATGGTCGGGAAGCCGTTAGCACAGATTCCCGTGGTCGTCGTGGTCGTGGTCGAGCTTGGCGAGGCAAACGGCATCGTGGGGGCCGGGATATGCGGACCCTGATAGATGGCGTTGTCTGCCGGAGCTGGGCCGTACACAGGCGAGGCGGGCATTGCCGGGCTTGGACCCAAGCCGTTGTCCACCTTACCGCCTGGGAGCCACGGGGTCGTTGGCAGAGCGCCACCAAAGACGTTCTGGGGCGAAGGCCAAGGGCTCACGCCCATGTAGCAGGGCATGAACGGCGAGCGTACCCCGAACGGGCTCACGGGAGCCGGTGGACAGGTCGGCGTGCAAGGCTGCGGCTGCGGGCCACAAGGGTTAGGCTGCGGGCCACAGGGATTGCAGGGATGGCAGGGGTTGCACGGGCCACAGCCAGGCTGAGGATGCGGGCTCGGAGTCGGCGGGTTGTTCGGGTTGCCCGTGCAGATGGGGCTATTGATCGGGCCACAAGGTCCGATGAGCACCCAGGTTCCATTGACACACTGAATCCCGCAGATGCCGGGGTTGTTCGTGATCGGGATGACCGGATTGCCTGTCCCAGGGTTTGGCTTCGGGGTCGGCGCCGGAGGTGGAGCGCAGCCAGGAGGCGTAGGAATCCCTGGTCCACCAGGGACTTCAGGCTGGCCAAGAGGGAAGTTCCAGGTTTCACCACCCGGATACGTGATTTGGTTGGCGCAGACCGTTCCGCGATACGGATACGCAGGGCTCACCGAGACGAAAGGCACGATGTTCGGCTCAGGCTGAGGAGCCGGGCCAGTCGGAGGCGGAATGGTGATGCAGATTGGAGGTGACGGCACGCAAATCTTCGGGCCAGGAGTCGTTGGAGGAGGTGCCGCAGCCCTGCCGTGGGCAGAGCAGCAGATGCACTTCTTCGCGGAAACCGGGTCGATCATCTTCCCACCCGTGGCCATCTGCTGGTACGGGTTCAGGCAGGTGAATCCACCATGCGCGAGAGGATACGGCGAGACCGGCGTGCAGATCGGCTCTTGGAGACGCTTTCTGCTAGGACCCTTCTGGGTGCAGGAATGCGCGGGCTTTGCCTGCGGGATGACATAGGGATGAACCGTGACGCAGCCAGGGAGAACGTGGATGCAGGGCGGACCCACGGTCGGACCACCAGGCCCACCAGGCTGGCCGGGAAGTGGTCCACCACCACCAGGAGCAAGAAGTTGACCGCCAGCATAGGACGGAGTCTTGGCGTACTGCCAGGCGTTTGGGCTGTTCCCGTAATCCGTGCCCCAGTACGCGGTGAAAGCCGTGTCAAAGCACTGGTAGCCAACGCCGCAGCTCTTGAAGTTGTTGCAGTGGGCACAGGTCCCAGGCGTGTTGTATCGAACGTCAGAAGAATCCTGACCTTCTGGACCTGAGCAGCAGGGGTTCAGCATCTCCTGCATCTCATGGGCGAACGTCACGACGCAGCCCGAGGGGTAATTGAGTGGACCAGAACCAGGCATGTTGCAGCCACCACCGGAGTTCTCACCCACGCACAGGCCACCAGGCACTTCATGGAGCAGGCCAGCGAGGAGACAAAGCCCGCGAGTTCCGCCTTCGAGCCCGAGCCACTGAGAAATGGCCACAGCCTGGCACTGACCGTTGGACGCGTGGATCGCGTTGTTCCAGTTGCACCAGGAGTTCTGGGCATCGCTCGCCGCGTTGTTGTACTTCTGGAGCGCCGCGATCGTGATCGGAACGCCGCCAGCGTCGAATCCGCAGGCATTGACCGGCGAGGTTGCCACAGCAGCAAAGCATTCCACGCCGCAGCCCGCGTTGGCCCGCGCGTGAGAGGCACCCTGATAGTTGTTCACCGTGGTCACGGGGTTATGGAACACACCCGCCGTGCCGATGTAGCAGTTCGGGTTGGACGCATTGTAGTAGCCGTACCCGTAGTTCCCTTCGGTGGGCTGCGTGTTGTAGCCCTGCGGGATCATCTGATAGGGCATCTGCCGGATGAACTGGCAGTTCGTCGAAGGCCCGATCATCTGCCCCGACGGCTGCATGGGCATTGGCCCTGCTGAAGTGCTGTTGCCAGTCGCGCCTGTTGCTACAGGTCCGACAGTGGCATTAGGAACACCTGCCATTTACTCTTCCCCCCTGGAAAAACGGCTGACCAGGCCGACGCGGTTGCTGACCCATGACCATCCCTGCGCCACCCGAGGCACCAGGCGAAGGCATTGGGCCACCGCCTACCGTCTGAGCGTTGCCCATCGGCAAGCCAGTCGAAGGCATTGCAATCTGCGGGTTCGGACTGCCTGCCACGGCGAAGTTCTGCATGCCAGTGCCATGAGCTTGGACCTGGCCAGGCATCTGGGGCTGCTGACTCATTGTCCCGGCACCTTGCCCACCCATCTGCATGGGAGGCTGACCCTGCGGCTGCTGCTGCATCGAGGGGTTGGCCGTATCAGGCACGATCGCGCCTTGCGCGGCACGCATCGGTTGCTGCGGCATCTGCTGACCTTGGCCCTGCTGCATGACTTGGCGTCCAATGAGCGCCATCTGAACCAGTTGCTTCAGAGCTGCGGCAGGCACCGGGATTGGCTGCTGCGGATGAATCTTGGGCTTTCCACCTTGGGCCATGCGATGAATGCCGGGGGCGCGAACCATCGGCGCACGGATGCCCTGGACATGCGGAGCGTGAGCCACAGGCCCACCACCCGCCATGTTCGGAATCATGCCGCCCTTGTTGGCCGCGAGAAGGGCTGCGAGCCCCATCTTAGAGAGGCTTCCGAAGGTGGAATTACCACCCGAGCCACCACCGCCACCCATTTGCTGCATCCCGCCACCCTGGAGCATCTTCCCGAGGAAGGATGCAGGGCCTTGAGAGTTCGACGGGCTGTTGCTTGGAATTCCACCCGACTCACCCGGCATCAGGCTCATGCCCTTGCTGAGATCGATGTCCACTCCTAGACTGAAGGGCTGCTGCTGGAACATGTTCCCGCCGCCTCCCATCGCTCCCAGAGCTGCATCATCACCCGTATCAGGATCAACACCACCGCCACTGGCCATCTTCCGGCGCTTCGATTCTGGAATGCGTCCGCCGTAGGCGTACTTCGGTACGTCTTTGACCAGACCTCCTTTGGCGAGCTTCTGGACAGGCTGCATTTCAATCGTGTCCAGACGTTCATTGAGCCGGGCTTGCGCGGCGAGGATGGTGCCAAGCCCACGCTGATAGTCCACCATCTTGGTTCCGTCAGGCTGACGAACCACCATGGACTTGCCCAGCTCAGTCTTTTCAAGCTCCTGAGCCATCGGGCTCACGAACTTACCCTTGGCCGCACCTTTGGCCTTCGGGTCTTTGTACTTGTACTCATGGCCACCGAGAGCCCGCAGGAATCGGTCGATCTTCGTGCCCGCGTCCTTGATGTCTTTCTTCTCGCGTTCGTCAGACAGAATCGGGATGGGCAAGCCCAAGAGCCCGTTGTTCTGGTAGTTCGAGGACTGCTGACCGTACACCGACTCCATGGAGTTGAAGATGTTGGCGTTATAACCCAGGTCCATTCCGTACTGCTGGAGCCCCAGGTTGTTGTTGTTCATCATCTGCTGGGCCATCACGTCGTTGACGTTGGACTGCATGGCGACGTTGGCGTTGTTGATGTTCGACTGCATCGCCACGTTCGAGCTGTTGATATTGGACTGCATGGCCACGTTGGCAGCGTTCTGCGCAGCGATGGCGTTGAGAATCTGCCCTTGGTTCGCAAGCCCTGCCTGAGCGTAGGCATTGGCGATATTCCCATAGACCCCAGCCATCTGGCCCTGGCCCTGGTACGCGTTCGCGGCCATCCCTTGGTTGGCTTCCTTGAACTGAGCCACCTGGGACGACATTTGACCCGCCGCATTCTGTGCAGCAACAGCCCCAGCCTGGCCGACGTTACGTGCGGCGAGGCCAGGGTCTGCGCTTGATCCACGCTGTGAGGCGAGCTGGGCTCCGATGTTCTGAGAGTTCTGGTTCAGGGCCTGCTGGTATGCACCGATCGCAGGGTTGTACGCGGCGTTGCCAGCATTCTGGGCGTTGTTCATGAACATGCCGCCCATCTGGCCCATCTTGTTGTAGGACTGCTGGGCAAGCTGCATACCGTTGTTGAGCTTCCCGAGCCCTTGCTGAATCTGCTGGGGGGTCAAGCCTTGGCCATAAGGAGTGATGTTGGCGCCACTGACCGGAGCGCCACCGATGGGAGCGTAGCCCGCGCCATAGGTGCCGAACTGGCTTGCGTTCTGGTTGGGCCTGCCAGGAGTGATGTAGCCGGGGCTATTGCCAGCACCAGGAGGTGCCGGAGGTGCCGATGGTCCTGAACTCATGTAACCCTCCAGAGCTTCGTGACCTGAGAGGTCTGGAAGCCGAAGTAATTGGCCAGCTCAACCACACGCGGGTATTGGGTCATACCCAAGACCATCTTGATGTCGTGTGCGTCGGCGAAGGCTTCACCCTCGCGGAACATTCTACCGATGCCTTCCTGGATGAGCTTGCGATGCTGAGTGTTCTTGTCAGGCGCAGAGATCAGATAGTCGATCATTGCGGTCTGTTTCTCACACAGGCGCACCATCATGCAGGCCAAGGGACGCTTGCGGAGCAATACCGGATCGTCATCATAGGCGACCCAGCCGTGGTCGGGCAGATAATCCCAAGGATATTCCGGCATATCCCACGCTTTGGTCCACTCTTTAAGTAGCTCCAAGTGGCGATCCCGGTCGAATTTCTCAACAGTAAGCATCTGATACCCCGCTACATTGGGCAGTTTGTGGCTCAACTAATCGACGCTCCTGGCTTGAGGCGTGGGTACTGGCCAAACTTACCGCCAATCCACAGGTTCAAGCCACTGAGCGTAAGGCCCGCACCAGCAACCGTGGGGACTTCCGTGAGCGTGACACGGAAGCTCTGGCACTTTTGCTGGGTGAGAAACACTCTCCATTGCTCAGGTACTGACCCATCGGCAGTAATCGTGCCGACCACCTGGCTTGGTGTGTTGCCGTAATCGTAGTCGATCGTGCAGTTGAGCTGATGAGCACTGGACTGCGTACCCAAGAGCGTGAACCAGTAAGCCCGCTGATACCCTTGGATGCCCTGGAGCGCATACCAAGAGGTCGTAAAGCTCATGGCCACCAGCGATCCACCGTCCTGGTAAGTGCCGGGAGTTTCCTGGAAGACGTTGCCCGAGGTGTCGAGGATCGTGTGCAGGTTGTTCCAGATGGTTGTGTCCTGCGGAGTCGAGCCATTAGCCAGGATGAACACGCCCCACTGCTTGAAGAAGTAGTCGTAGACCAGGATGTTCCCGTTATCCATGGCGAATCTGACCTGGTTCAGCGTGGGAATGGAGTCAACCGAGACCACGTTGTGGCCATTGGTGTAGTCCTCAACCGGCGCACCGATGTAGTTCGTCGAGAGATCGCGTCCCAGAATCCAGATGCCCTTGGTGGATTGGAACATGACGCCGTCAGGGATCATCACGGCAGAGGAGAGATTTGAACATCCAACCGCAGCAGTAATGAAGATTGGGTCCGAGAAGTCGTCGAACTGCCCCGTATTGTCGGGACCGTTACCCACAATGTAGTAGATGGCGTTTTGCTTAAAGATAATGAGCTTGTCGTCAAGCGGATAAAGCGCCTGCACGAATCCAGTTGGTCCTGTTGAACTGATGGTGGGAGCGATAAAGAGGCTAAAACCGTCCGCAAACTCTGCCGGAACGCCTTCAATGCACTGCTTCGTGAAGAAAAGCTGGTTCTGATCTTCACTTGAGACCACAAAGAGCCGAGCGCGAAACATCGACATCGCAATACAAGCTGGTGCGGAGATGTTTTCGAGTTCTCCACCCCAGGTGTACAGCGTTCGGTTGCCCGCGATGATTGAGTCTGAGCCTGAGCTTCCAGAGGTGTCGGTGATTCCGACGAAGTCAACGGTTGGGTTATTGGCCACGCTCGCAACGAAGTAAGGGGTTGGCTGGCTCTGTGACCAGCGATACAGGCAAATCTGCACGCCAATCTTGGCCGTGAGCCTGAGTGTGGGGACGAAGAACGTGAAGTTGCCACCCGAGTTCTTGATGGTGGCTTCGATCGGGAAGCTTGGGGCTGACTTATGAATGTTCCCAGCCGCGTCCATCCATTCGTAGACCGCGTACCAGAACTGCGTAAAGGCAGCTCCAGGCGTTCCGCCGTTCGATGAGATCAGGAGCACATCAGGATAGACGTGGAAGCCATGCTCAACGACGCTTGAGCCATCGTACATCCAGGGGAATCCGCCAGCGAGGTGCATCACGTTGGCAATCTCAGCGTGCGATGCCGTGGACAGGTTGAACTGGAGGATGTCGAAGTTCAAGCCTGCAAAACTGAAGATTCCAGTCGGGAATGGCGTGCCAGGAGTCTTGGACACGCTGATGAGCTGGTCAATGATGAGGTGTGGGATGAGAAGCCCGGCCTTAGTGAAGTCAGGCGGGACGTTCGTGCTGGTGATCTTGGGCAGATACCAGCCGCAACCGTTCTCGGACGTGTTGATGGACTTCTGGTTGCCCATCTTACACAGCACGTTGCCCGAGAAGTCGATCAGGAAGTTCGTGGGCTCAAGCGGGCTCTGGTAGTTCACGGCCACATAGCCCACGCCATTGAAGATGACAGGCTTGGACGCGAGCCCAACACCACGCTTCAGGACCGCGAGAGCCGTGTTGATGGTCAGGTTCGCGTTGACCACCACTTGCTGGACCAGGTCGGTGCGCTCTGACGCGGTCAGGAAGTACAGCGGTGGGGTTACGCCTGCCTGACTGGCTTTGTACCAGTTGCGGTTTTGGAAGACGATTCGGCATGCGCCTCCAGACGCGATGCTAGTGAGCGACATGATGGGAAATCCGGCAACAAGCCCGACCGTTGATAGGCCCTGAGTAACGATCGTTGTTGGTGCCGTTTGCTGAACCAGTGAATGGTTATAAGTGGCGCACTTAATAGTAAGGCTGTCAACAGTGACCCAAGTAACATACAGCAACCCCGTTCCTGCATCTTCGGTGATGCTTACCAGGCTGGCATTCGCAGCCGCGATGTTGACGCTGGTCAGGACAAGATCAGACGTGAGCTTGAAGACCTGAAGCGTGCCCGCGCTCAGCGTGACGACGCCATACATATTGCCATCAGAAGCCACGAACACGTCATGGTTGGGGTTAGAGCCCCCCGTGAATGCCGCAGCCGCAGCAGAGGCCACCGTGGTCGTCCCTGCCGTGTTCGTATAGAGCGCGTTGTTCGTGGAACTCCCTTGGGGCGAAGACGGCGGCGAGGGTGTGTTGTTGATCGCGGCCTGGATGTCGTTCTGCGTCGAGACGGTCGTGACCATGGACACACTGACATCGACGTGCGTGCCATCCCCGTTGTTGTCTCCCTGCCAGTATGCGGTCTCAAACCCGTGTGTGCCGTTGTTGAGCAGGGCAATCGTGTACTGGTTCGAGCTGAATCCATACTCGAAGGTGGCGAATGATACACCAGAGAGTGCCTTAGAACCTGACAAAGCCGTTCCGCTATAGCAGTTGGCCTGGATCAGCACAGGGGCGCCGGGGCTATTGGGCGTGGCGATCGGGATGGCGATGTAACGCAGGTTGGTACCGTCGTGGTAGGTGATGACGAAGTTCGTGCCCACGATGTTGACGCGTGCCCATGTGCCCGTAATGGTCGTGAGCGGCGTAATGGCGACGTTTGCCTTGTCGAACACCTGGTACTGGGCATTACCCGTCCAGGACTGCACCACGGCGCAATAGCGATGCGTGGATGGGTCAAAAGCGATGTCTCCCTGCCTCACGTCGCTGTTGGGGCGAAGCACGGGCTCCGTGTTGACGCTCATGGGGATGTAGGAGCCTGCCGTATACCAGGAGTTCGCACCCTGGTCATACGCCTGGACTGAGTTCGGGCCGTAGGCAATGAGCGAGGTCCCGTTGTTGAACGCGGTGATTTGCTGACCCGCAGCCGGGCTGACCGTGGTCACTGAGCCGAAGCCATTGCGCTTGTCGAGTCTTCCCGCCTTGTTGAACTGAGCATTCACCAGGCTGGACAGGCTCCCAGGCTTAAGCTGGAGCGGATCGGTCTTCTGATCCACGCCCTGCGCAAAGGGTAGCTCTACATTCCGTTTCTGAAGGCCAGAGAATGGCTGGCCAGGAGGCATTGGCATTATCCCATCCTCAGAATGTACATGCAGGTTGAAGAATCGAACGTGCAGCCGCTCTTAGTGACGCAGCAGCCAATCCCGATTACATCCCCAGCCTGGCATGAGATCGGCTGGGCAATGTGCCTACCGAGCTGGGAGGTCGCCCCATTGGCGAACTCGCGCTGGTAAGCCAGAAAGTTCTTGTTGTGCTGGATTTGAATGTGGAGGAAATCACTCCACTGAGTGAAGCCTGAGCTGTTGTTGACGTTCACATTGGCCCCGACCAGGTACAGGCCCGCGTGCTTGACGACGAAGGCACCTTGACCAGTCATGGAGCCGTCCACGTCACCTTGGATCGCATTAAACTTGATGAGAACGGGGTTTGTGCCGTCTGCGGAGACGGTCACACCATCCCCAGCCGTATGAGACGCAGCGACAGCAGCCCTTTGCCGGGACTGCTTGATGATGGGGTTCAGCACCTTGGCCCAACCGGACTGTAGCATGGCCACCATCTTGTTGTCGGATGCGAAGATCGGCAAATCACCCCTTGCCATGGCTTACCAACCTCCCGTGGATTCATCCGATCCCTGACCGTCCCAACCGTGCTCCCACCTGCGGGTGTCACTGATCTTGTCGGGCTGGCCAATGTCACGGTTCATCGCGGACTCCTCAATCCGCTTGATGAGCATCGTCTTCTGGGTCATCAGACTCGAAACGTCGGATTCTTCCTTCTGGAGCGCACGGATCGCGGCATCCACAATCACATACTCATGCCAGCCATCCACATGGTCCATCACGTCGTAATCGGCCACCAACCGCTTCATGCGCGGCACGTACCATAGGCGCATGTACTGACCGGCTGCTGGGGATGGGATGCACATGATATTACCATCCATGAGCCTGTAACGGGCATTGAACACGCCCATGTAAGTGGAGGTCACTTGAGGAAACACATACCGATTGCGCTGTATCATCTCAAATTTCTTGATGCTGACCCAGGCGTTCGAGCCACCACTGATCCCCATATCGACCCCCAGGAGCTTGAAAAACGCCTGCGGGATTTGGCCTTGGTAGTCCTGGACGGTGACTCCGTCGGGGAGTGGGTAAAGTCCGCCGCTCCGACCATCCGTCGCAAATGTAAAAGTGGTGCTGTAATAGTCTTCATACGTTGCAACGAGAAGGTCATAAAGTTCGTGATACGCCTGATTCACGTAGCTGTTCCATTCGACTTTACTGACGAATGCGGAGTTGACCCGATCAGCGCGTTGCTGGGCTGCAAGCCGAATTTCACCAAGAGTGGCAAAACCACGCTTCGTGGGGACGGTGGGTCCGACGGTGACGTAGGCTGAGAGCGTGCCGTTGTTGGACGCGATCTGGTACCAGTATTGGGTCCCGACAGAGACGGTCGAATCGTTGTAATCCGACGCGCCTGCTGCCGGGGTAGCCAATGGGGTGAAGGTGACGCCGTCCACCGACCGCTGGATGCTGAAGCCGGAAGTGGCCGTAGACTGAGTGTCCCAGGAGAGATAGAGCGAAGCCCCATCCCCCTTTTGTACGTTGAAATTCGTAGGTACACTCGCTGCGGGCATCCGACCTCCAAAACCCTGTTAATATCAGGGAGAACAGGGTTAAACAGGAGCCGAAGAGTTCCGAAGCTCCAGCTTCAGGAGAAGCTTTGCGCCGTTGGAGATGTCCGTTGCCGTACCAGCAGCCACTGCGAACTGGATCGTGACCTTGGGGGTCGTGGTGTTGCTCGAAGAGTCTGCCGCAACCAGCATCTCCAGAGCCGCATCCGTCCCCGTGGTCGAGATCAGGTTGAAAGACGCAGCCAGAAGCTTCTGGTAAATGTCTTCGAGCACCACGTCATACTTACCCGCAGAGACGCGAGTAATCGAAGCGATGCCGCGAGAACCTGAATTGAGGGTGGGTGCGCCGGTTGCGCCGATGGACACGTTGGCGAACAGTTTGACGGGACGTTTCTCAAAGGTCTGGGTGACCTCATACATATAACGATTTGCCATTGCTGGCTCCTTCCAAGCTGACCAGTAATCACCAGGGGCCTGTCAGCGTGCGGCTTGCCTGGGGGTAGCCCTTGTGGAACGGGGCCAGATGATGTACATAGGAGGCAGTTTGTAGCTTATGGAAACACTCATACTTATCTTCATGCTCGCGCTGTTGGCTGACCGTTTTGTCTGGAATCCTTTTGTGCGCCCCTTCCTGGAAGGCGCAGGAAAACCCAGGAAGCCCAAGCCCGCGCCGAAGCCGGACCCGCGCATCTACAAAGACGGCCACCTGACCCCCGAGTACATCGAGGAGCTGAAAAAGGAAACGGGCTGACCATCCGAAGACAGCCAGCCCGTCTAAACTAGGTAAGGGGGGAGCCTAGTTTAACTTATGCTCCGACCTGGACAACAGCGTTGAAGCCAGGGGCGTTGCAGATGAGGTTCCCGTAGTAGCCCAGGCGGATTTCGAGAGCATCCGCCGTTCCCACACGCAGACCTTCGAGCCCTTCGGCACCGTAGGTCAGGATGTGAGGAGCCTTCCCGAGGGAGCGCAGCTTCCAGCAATCCATCTGGAGCAGGAACACAGTCTTGGCCGGGCAGTTTCTGTCCGGGATGACCGTGATCGGGCCATATGGAGCGTGGATGCGAATCCCGGCGAAGGCGATGTCGGCTTCGTCGTGCTTCACGTCCACATACTGGACCTTGGCGCCCAGCGACTTCTCCAGAGCGGAGTAGGTCGCAAAGGTCACGAACGCCATGTCGGGCTGTCCACCTTCGCGGGCAACCAGGGCAGCGGCGTCGATCAGGGCTTCCTCGATCGGCTGAGCGCGTCCGTCATAACGGATACCCGCGAGACGGGTTGCATCCGCAGAGCGGTTCACACCCCAGAAGGAGTCACCACCACCAGGAGCCGAGGTCGGAAGCCACGCGCTCAGACCCGAGATTTTCAGGGCCGAGCCGTTGGCGGTTCCGAGACCACCCGAGGCGTAGTTGATGTCCCCCGTCTGAGCGAGGTTCGGGAACGAACCGGCAGACCAGTTGGTCGGCGTACCAGCCGCACCACCCGCAGTCGCGGACACGGTCACGGTACCAGCGCCACGATCCACCGCGATGACGTAACCGAGGTTACCACCCGTGGAAATCGTAGCCGTGGTGCCCGAGATCGAGAACGACTCCAGGACCATCCCCACTTCAAAGTTCACCACATCGCTGGAGTTATCCAGGGTGATGACACCCGAGCTGATGCCGCCAGTACCGAAGGTACCGCGAACACCGATGCCCGTGGGGCTACCGAAGAGGTCGTGGGCCAAGTCATTCGAGATGTTCCGAATGGCCGTGTCCATAACCAGTTTCGCCTCATCGACGAAGGCGCCAGCATTGTCCTTCGTGGCTTCAAGAAGTTCGTTCTCGATCGTGGCAAGCTGGTAGTTCTTGACGCGATAGACGAAGAAGCTCGAAACGGAAGGAGCAGTCTGGTTGTTCTGTGCGGAGCTGAAGGTTGCGGAACGGCCTTGCGGAGTTCCGTAGATCAGCGGCACAGGAATGTACTTACCGGCAAACCCGCCAGGGGCTTCCGATTTGTTGACCAGGGCCAGGAAGGGGTTCTTCTTATAGACCAGGTCAACCATGAAGTCATCGCCAGTGTACAGCTCTTTTAGGGCTGCAACCTGGTTGCTGACGTTTGCGTATACAGCACCCATGGTATCCTCTCATGTTTCCCCTTCCTGGCCTCCAGGCTAGGGGTGTTATTGCGTCCGGGCCGATTGGAAGGCTTGAATCGCGGCTGCGATTCGTTCCCTTTCCGTTCTGCGTCCCTTCGGCGCTGGGGCTGGTAGGCCCCGGTTGGACAGAGTTGTCTGACCCTGATTGGCAGGCGGTGTACTCTGAGTCTGTCCGCTCTGAGTGCTTGCCTGTCCAAGCTTGCTTTGAACTTTCTTGAGGCTGTTCAGCTTGATGGCTTCCTCGATCAGGAAGTTCTCCACTTCGTCTGCGGCCTCTTTGACGCTCATCAACCGATCTTCCTTCTCAAAGGTCTGTTCGATCAGTTCCACCACGGCATCAATCGCCTCATCCCCTTGCTTCGCAATGGCTTCGTAAGACTCTGCCTCCGAGGAAATCAGCGACCTGGCATCAGAACGAATCTGGTTTTTAGCCTGATCGTACTGAGCCTGCTGACTCTCGGTGACCTTCGTCTCCAGTGCCTTGTTCTGCTCTTGGATTTGGGCGAGTTGGTGTTGGATGGCCCGGATCGAGACCGCTTCGCGCGAAGGCTGATTCAGGAGCCCCTGGGTAATCACATCACCAGGTACACCTGCCTCATTCAGCACTTCCACCGGGTTGCGGTAGAAACGCTGAGCCCAGCCACGGAGTTGCGCGTTTTCGCGCTTCGCCGCTTCGAGTTGCTGCTGGAGAGGTGCGAGCTGCTGCTTCTCCTGAGCAATCTTCTGGGCCTCGCGCCGGAGCATCTTTTCCCTTCGTGCAAGGGCTTCGAGTCTCTGGGCGTCTGGAGTCTTCTCCTGGCCGGGGGTTTGTGCAGCACCTTCTCCGGTTTTGGGGGGACTCTCAGTAGTGGCATTTTGTAGCTGTTGCTGTGCTTGGTAGGCGTCGGGACGCTGGGTCCCAGCCTGTACTTGCTGATGAGTGGACGCAATCGCGCCACCCTGCATTCTCTCAATGATCTGAGGCATATAGCTTCCTTCCTCGGTTTAGTGGCCACCCTGTTGGGGGACCTGTTGCAGCATTGGAGATTGGGGACGGGGCTGAGGCACCGCTTGCGGCTGTGGCCTCCCGCCTTGCATCGCCATTTGCTGTTGTTGCGCTTGCATCTGCTGTTGCTGCTGAGCAAGCTGAACACCTTTCATGATTGCCTGTGCCTGACTAAAGAAGTCGCGCAATAGCTGCATGCGGTCTTCTTCGAGGTTCGTGCCCGAGTACAGGTTGATGTACTGGGTACAGAGCTTCATGCACAAAGGCTGACCCGACATCTGGTCGGTGACGGACATGAGGAAGTTGTCCGGGGCGGTGAACTCCCCTTCTCCCACGATGTCGTCGAGAATCTGGAGGATGCGTTCCTCTGCCGCGTTCTCCAGCTTGTCCACCTGCTGAATGTCGGTGTAGTCGAGGAGCCTGCGGCCTTCCTGGGGCGAGATGACCCCAGCCTGCATCAGTTCCACCACTTCGGCTTTCCGTCCGGCAGGGTCTCTTGGCAGTGAACTAGAGTCAAAGCACTGGATGACGGGGTCTTTGGTGAGAAGTTCTGCGGCGGGAAGGTCGATTTCCTTGGTGCCATCGCGGTTAGGGTAGACCGTCGAATAGCTTCCATCTCTCTCCGCGATTTCGGCAGCCTTATCAGTGACTTGATAAGCGAGGTCCACAAAGAAAGTGTCGTATGCCCGAGAAAGAGTAGCAAAGCGATCTGTCTGGTTATCGTCATACTCACGTAGCGCCACGCCAGAGTTGAGACCTTCGGGCTTCTTAGAGCCTGCGGCGAGTTGGGAGATTCCGGCCTGTTGGTAAGCATAGTTCACCAGTCTTTCAAGCTGTGCATAGACTTCCTGCGGCATGCAGGGTGCGATTTCGTACTCAGGTTTTGTGCCCCTGTAGGTCACGATCGAACCTACTTCGTTGTTGAGGTGGGCCTTGACGACTTTCGAGCCTTCCTCAACGAACACGCGGGGGACGCCCACAAGGTTGATGGCTTTACTCATGGTCATGAGGAGCTTGTTGATTTCGACCTGGGTCCCCATGAGCTGCTCCGCGAGACCCTTACCCCAGATGCCCACCAGGGGCATGGAGTAGTTTAGGGTCACAAAGGGGAATTTGGCCTTTGTCCAAGGCTCATCGAAAATGACGCCCTGGTCGCAGCCAATGACATGCAGACCATCATTCGCATTCGGGCCTGACGGTAGGTGCCACCCCTCCGCGACGATAACCAAATCTGAAACCGACTTCTGTTCCTCAGCCTGATCGACATAGCCATTCTCTGCCCTCTGAATCAGCGTTTTGTACTTCGGGAAAAACTCCTGGAGCACCGCCCGATCTACAAGCTTCAGCTCATACATCTGGCGCGGCTCCCCATTGAATGAGTCGTTCTGGTCAACCAGGAGTTCGGTGAACAGACGACGCTCAATGCTGACGCGCTTATTGAGGTCTTCGAGGACTTTGACTATTCCGGGACCAAATATGCAGGCATCCCGAAGAATCTTGGGGCCGAGTTCGTAGGCTTTGGTTTGGTAAAACTCCCCTTGGATAAAGTTGTTGAGTTGCTTTGCGAGCTGGCGCTGTTTGGCGTCGGCGCCGTCGGTGAGAAAGACCGGGCGAGGTCGAGACTGAGTAATCCGACTAACCAGAGTGTCAATGCAGCTTGTGACCACAGACATAGTCGGACGATCCATAGGCAGTGACTTGCTCTGAAGTTTGGCGAAGTTCGAGCCCGCCCAGCCGAAAAGGGGTTGATTGCCATACATCCTCGCGTGAATCGCGGCTGCGCGGAGCTTCTGATTCTGTTGTTCTTTGAGCCATCCCACCGTGCCCAAAAGCTTTTCGCCGATCTCCTTTTTGGAGTCGCCGTTCCACCAGTCGGAGGGGATGTTCTTTTTCTTCGCGTCGCTCTGGGTGTGGACGGTGATGGTTTCCCGTCCCCCGTTCGCGCGGGGGGTGATCTTAGGCATCTTCGTCCTCCGGCAGCATTAAGCCAGGGGCCGACCAAAGCAGAATATCCATATCGGTGTACTCAGGCTTTGGCGGCGCTTCGGTCTCAGGCTCCCCGCTGCGCTTTGGCCGCATGGCAATGGCCTGCGGTGACAGCTCAAGCTCTAAATCGCCATTTCTGAGCTTCAGAATGCCGTTTGAGCGCATAAATTTGACCGTTTGGCGTAACTTCTCATCCACGAAATGGGCAGTTTGTAGCTGCGCACGATGCAACGTGCAGAATGCAGGATGCAATACCAGACGGGTTTCCTAAAGGTATTACATGGGCTTGCATGTGGCATCATGTTTGTATTAGATAGTTCTCAAGAAAGGGGGGCCACAAAGTGGACCCGAGAATGATGACGAAGCTGCTGATTATGAAACGCCTGGTCGAAAGTCTGCCCGAGGAACGGCGGGAGAAGAACCTGCCAGCCATCGAGAAGACGGTCGATAAGATCATGGGAGACCTGGATAATGTGATCCAGCTCCTGGTCGAAGGCCCGAGCCGCGCGCCTCAACAGAAGCCCATCAAGGGCCTTGCTGCTTAGGAGACGACTATGGACCTGGACAGTGGAGTGAAGGCGACCATCATCGACCTTATCGCCCGTCTGTTAGTGGCCACTTCTGGCCTGGCCGAAGGAAAAGCAATCGCACTGGCGCTACTGCTCATTGGGCTGTGGCACTGGGAATACAAACGAAGGAGAAAACGCAATGACACGAAAACACTTCAGAGAAATGGCACGCCTGTTGAAAGAACAGAAGCCAGAGCCGCACTGGGACGCTAACAAGCGCACCCAGTGGGAACTGGACGTACAGGCAATGGCTACGTTCTGTAAAACCATGAACCCGGCCTTTGACCGGGAAAAATTCCTAGCCGCTTGTGGCTGGGACTACACCGAAGGGAAGTGATGAAATGTGTTTCCAAAGACTTGTTCAAGCTGCAAGCGGATATGGAGAGACCGAAAATCCTTCCGGGCGGACGTGAAGTTCGTGTCCGTCTGGAAGGCATTCGGGATGGTGCTTTATAACTGTCCTTGCGGGACGACTGTATCGCTGGAGCTTTTCCAAGGGAGCCGGGATTTGTTTACCGGACACACCCTTGCTGAGCGCCGCAACGGATCGCCCGCGTGTCTCTCCACCAGTAGCCGCAGTCCTGACACTGGTACCGTTGGTATTTCCGCAGATTAGTATAGTAAAAACCTCGCTTATGGTAGTCTTCTGAGCCGCACTTGCACCTGATCTCATCGTCATGAATGAAAAAGGGCTTGTCGTCCCAGGGGGCTACCCCGAGGTAGAGTTCTTCCAAGGCGAGCACGTCGTGCTTGTTGTATTTCGCCATTTCAGCCCAAGCCTCACGGTTTCCCAGGCGCACCTCTTTCCAGAGGTCATTCCCAGGGAACTTTGAATGCTTGAGTTTTTTGTATTTTTTGTTGTACTTGTCGGCGAGGTAGAGAAGAGAGTTCGAGGATTCGCCGAAGGATTTGGCAAAAAGCTTACGGGTGTCGATCCGCTTCGCGGGGCTTGGCGGCAACATCCCGTGGAACTTGAAACGGGTGTTGACCCGGATGAAATCGAAGCCATCCCCGTTGTGCGCGATAATCGCGTCTGCTTCGTCAATCAGGGCGTGGAGTCGTTTGAGGATTTCTTTTTCGGAGAGGCGCCGGGTGTCGGCGTAGAGCATCTTGCTGGGAGGGTCACCGAGCCACTTCGCAGCCCAGGAGATGATTTGCCAGTCTTTGAGGATCATTTCTGGCGGTATGAACTTTTGTCGGAGACTCCAGACCAGGGCTTCAATTGGACTTGTCTCCAAGTCGAAGATCAAAATTCGCATTGGTACTCCCTTGGCGTCAGCGGTGGTTGATGATCTTCTCGACCGCGTCTTCGATACGCTTCACCGCCTGAAGTTCTGCCTTAAACAAGGCAGTTTGTGTCTTCAGGTTGAAGATCGAAGTCGTCACCCAGGCGCACCAAGGAATGATAACAAGCCCTATGACAGTGCCAAGTAAAATCGAGAGTTGGTCATTAGACATGGCCTACCTCCCCATTTGGCGCCGTCGAACTTTCGAGAAGATGTGGCTGAGGAGCGAGCCCTGTGTCTCAGTTCCGCCTTCACCTTCCCCTGTTTCGTCTTCCCCTTCAGACTCATCCTCGCCTGAATCCATGTCGTAGGCGTCGTCACTCATCTCTTCGTCACCGTCGCCATCCAGGAACTCATCCCCGGCGCCGTCAACGAATCCGCCTTTGGCAAGGTGTTCATCCTCGCGGGCCTTCATGATCTTGTCCACGATGGCGCTACCCAGAGCACGGTGTAAGGTGTCAACCTCATCGTAGTCACCAGCAGGCTCGGGGCCTACGGAGTGGGCACCACCCACCAGGGAACTTGCCTTGGGGATGGACCCCTGGCTTTGGTTGTTGCGTCTGACCGCCACAGCGGCTGCAAATTTTCTCGGGTCCATGGCCATGGCTTACTCCTGATCGTCTTCGTCGGGTTCCCCGTACTCTTCGTGCGGTTCACTCTCGCAGTGTTGGAACATTTTCTTGAAAGCTTGAGCGATTTCGGAGGGTGATTTGCGTTCAATGGCCTGGAGAAGGTCCACGGAAAGGTCTTGGAGCCCGTCGGATTTGCCATCCTCGGGGTTCACTTCGGCACTGGCGCCCCTGGTGCCGTCCTTGTTTCGGCGCTCCATGATCGTGGTCGCCATGCGCTTTTTGTCAAATAGTGGGAGACTCATTGGCACTGCCCTCTGAAAAGGCAGTTTGTAGCGGTTGGTCAGGGGCGAGGGAATCGAACCCTTCCGCCTTCTGCCTCACAAGCAGATGTGCAGCCACTACACCAGCCCCTACCAGGGTTTGACCGTCGGCGAATCCACGGCAGCAGCGTTAGTTATTTGAAATCCAAGTCATGAAGCCGACCGACGAAAAGTTGGTTGCAGGGGGTGGAATCGAACCACCGTCTCACGGGTTATGAATCCGAAGCTGGGACCACTCCAGTCTACCCTGCAAAATACTTATATTGGCAGACTGCGGCTCAAGTTAGCAAGGAACTTGTTAACCTGACCCTGTATCCAGTCTTCTGTCTTCTCCATGGCCTTCTCGACCGCAGAGGTATAAGTCACCACCGAATCCACAAAGTGATCGTCAATGAACGCCTGGGCGTCGTCGGCAATATCCGTGGAGATGCCGCGCTTCACCAGAAAGTCATAAATATTCGGTGGGTTAAACGCTTTTTCGGTATCGTCAAGGTACTTGTCGAATGGGATTTTTTTCATAATTGACTCCAAAAAAGACCCCTCTGTACTTGTACAGAGGGGTCCAGAGTATCACCTTGGAGGCGGTATGGTCAACCGTCCGAGCCGGGCTCGGGGTAATACTCTTCTTCGCCTGCCGGTGTGGTTGTGGAGGACGAAGTTTTAGGGCCGAACTCTACCCGATGGGCAACGATGTCCGTCGAGTAGCGGGTTTGGCCGGTCTCTTTGTCTTGGTACTGGGAATATTGGATTTCCCCCTCGACCATGAGCCAGGAGCCCTTGCGGATGTACTCGGCCACGGCGTTTGCCTGGTTACCGAAGCACGTCACGCGGTGCCACTGGGTCACTTCCCCGTTCTTGCGCCTGGTAGTCGTGGCGATCGAGAGATTCGCCACAGGACCGCCCTGGGTGTCACGGATGGTCGGGTCCTTGCCCACGTACCCTGCGATGATTGCCTTGTTCATGCGTTCCTCCGGCTGGGGCGGTTGGCCTCAGCGTCAATGAACACCATGCCCACCGAGGTCCACGGGAAGAACGAAAGACCGGGGGCCTCTTCTTCCTGGATCGTGACACCATAGGCGTCAGCCACAACGACTTCGCCGTTGCGGTCATACAGGGCTTTTTCCTCAGTTGTTGGGAACGTGCCCTGCTTCAGGGTCACGCAGATTTTCAGACCAGCTTCGATATTACGCATTGCGCGGGGCCTCCTTAGCCCCAAGGGTTTGCTTGTTGGCCACCATTCCGAAGACCTTGACGAAAGACGCGTTTGTCTTCGCCAGCTTCTCCGGGACACGTAACCGTTTGTTCCACTCCACTTTGTTCAGGGCCTCCCGGCAAGCGTCGTCGTAGGTGAACCCGTCACCGCCGAAGACCTTGGGAATGAACTGAACTGCCTCACGCATGAGCTTGCGCCCGTGGGGCATCTTGAGGGTCCCGAGAACTGCGCCGCCGCCACCGATGACGGTCAGAATGGTCTCGCTTGCGTTGATGCACGCGATCATATCCCCGCCGTCCATGAGGCGAACGTCGATCCCCGCAACCTTGTGGATCGTGAGAGCCAGGCCATGGTGGCGCTGGCGCATGTCCACGCCCGTCAGGACGCGAACCAGTCTAGGTTTTGCCATTACGCAGCCCTCTTGAGATCAGCCAGGTTGGCGATATTCCCGTCAGAGAACAGCACGAACTGGGCCACGATGTGAGGGGCCGGGGCCATCTCAACCGTGACGTGCTTGCGTCGCTGGTACTTCCTGGTTTTCTTCGGCACCGCCTTGACGCGGTTCTTCCGACGCTTCCATGAGAAGTAGTTGGTGTAGTGTCCCACTCCGGCTTGTTCCCAAGCCTCCTGGAACTTCATGCCTTGCTTTTTCAGAGCATCCACACGCTGAAGAATTTCAGCGCGTTGCTCTGGTGTAGTTTCGACTCGTTTCATCGAGTGCTCCTTTTCGTAATAGGGTGTGGACCATCCACAACCACGACTCGGAGCCTACTAAATATAATCTTCGTCTTGCAAGCCTAATTCGGCTTCTCTGTTGAAATATTCTTCGGCAGCTTGCTCCATTTCGTCGGCCTCTTGCTTTTGCCACTCGGGCGTGCCTAGTTTCGGCTTTGGCTGCTCGGCCCTCCAGGTATAGGCGGGGGATTCTCGGAAGTCGTACAGAACGGCGTCGATGATGTCGGAGTGAAAACCAGCCTTCTCAACCAACCTATCTGGCGTAGACTTATCCCAGTCCACCTGGACCCGGTAGGAATCTTGCGCGAAAATCCCGTCCTTCTTTGCAAAGAACCGCCCCTGCGAAAGGAAATCGTTGAGGAGTTCGACGTTCTCCCACTTTCGTTTTTTATCAGCTTCATGAACTGGAATCTGCCAGCGTCTGCGGATTTCTTCGATGATCTTCTTTCCAAGACCACCGTAGTCCATCACAATTTTTGACGGATCGTATTTACCGACCAGGCGTTGAATCGCATGAGCCAGAGCCGTAATGTCCTGCTTAGCCGTCGCTTCCTCATGAACGAGATAAATGTTTGGAGAGCTTTCAGACCATGCAAGCACAGCCAGAGCATCAGCATCCCGGTAGCCAAGGTCAACGCCAAGCAAATAGTTCCAAACACCGCGCGGAAGTTCTTCAAAATGGTTCCTCTCTGGATTATAGCGTATGAGGAGCGATTCACGGTCGATGACCCACTGCCCATAATATTCCCTAAGCAGTGCAGGGTGACGATCGCTCCATTTGTTTCGTAGCTTGATCTTTTCGACGAAAGCCCGAGGGTTTGGGAGGTACGGGTTGTTGAACAGTGACCATGAATGGACGCTATACTCACCCCTTTTCCCCTGAGATGCGTCGTAAAAGTAACCTGATGGTATGAGACCTGGCGTTCCAGTGAGCCCCAGCCAAGAGTCAGCATAGTCTGCCAGCGTCGGCTCCAAAACGGTCTCAATCAATTCCTCCAGGTCGTTGAAGTCTTGGGCTTCGTCCACAGCCACGGCTGGAGACTTCACGCCCTTCAGACGCCGACGGAAGTTCTTCATGTCGGCGCCGTACAGTTTAATCATCCCCCCACCATCGGGGAGAATCATTTCTAGCCGCGAGGACTTGAGTTCAGCCCCGATCGAGAATCGTTCATTAAGTTCCTCAAGCACCGGCCACATAATATCTCGGGCAGAATCTCTAGTAAGAGCAATGTATCGGCAAGTCGCTCCTCGATGTTTCTTGAGTGTTCTGAGAAAGCGTAGGCCAATGCCCGTACTTTTTCCTGCACGCCGCGTGGTGCAGCCGCAGACCCGCGACGCCGTGTCCGTGACGAATGCGTCTTGCTCCGGGTACGACGCGTCCCGGATTTCTTGCTGTTGCTTGAGCGTTTGTGTTTTGGCATTGAGAATGTTCCTCGCAATGTCATCCAGAGGAATCTTCATGGGTTAGTCCTGGGTTCGCCGTTCTGCGGCGGTACTCGTTAATCATCTCCTGTTCCGTCGGGTTCAGGTCGATTTGTCCAGGACCGTCATCCATCTGACCGAAGGCGTACTCCAGGACCACCTTGGCGGTGTTGTGGTCAGCCTCCATTCCGGGCCTACCGATCGCCCGGATAATCATCTTGATGGCGATGGCTTCTCCCGCCGTGCAATCCAGCGCAGCCTGATCCAGCTCGCTCACTTTGAGCTTCAGAAACTTGCGGATGCAGTCTTTCATGGATTGCTTGTCGGCGCGGATTTCCTCCCACCGAACCGGGTCAATTTGGAGTGATGGACGCCCTGCCGGGTTGCCAGATTGCCCCGGCTTGAAACTCGTTGAACTTTTCCCCATAACCTAAGTAACCTCCGGTCTCCGTAAGTTGTGCTTGTCCGCGAACTGATGAATCAGCATCAGGGCCTGGTCGAAGAAGTCTTCGTCCGAAATCACGCCGTTGATCCAATCGTTCTCGATCCGCTTCCAAGGGACACCATGCCAGAAACCGACGATTGCCCAAGCTTCCGAGGAGTCAACCCGATGCCCCTTTTGCTTAATATTAAGCTGGTCAAGGGCTTTTTCAAGTTTTTCCATCGTCTGCTGGAACATTTGTCTTCCGCCGTACCGCTCGGATACAGTCCTACCTCCTGCCATCAGTCTACTTCCTTACTCGGCTATTGACAAGCCGTTCCTCAAATTTCCTGTTGAACTCTGCCACGCGATATGCATGGACCATCTCTTTGGCCCTTTTCACGTAATCCTCGGGCTTTTGGCGCCCCAGGCACAGGTCTTCCAGGTTTTTGTCCCAATCGTCACCGATGAACTTCCAGACACGGTGGAAGCCTTCGTCCCCTCCGCAAAGGCGTTCCACCGCATCCAGGGCCTGGCTCACAGTTATGGCCTCCACAGCTTCCTTTCGTCGTAATGGACCGAATCGTTCACTGCGAAGTACAACCGCGAGCCCTGATACTGACCACGTTTTCTGAGCTTGGCAAATGTTATTTCGCGGTCAGTACGGTTTGCCCCGCGTTCGCAGTCTTCCTTGCTTGGCCGGTTGAACAGGAGCACGTTGTGCGCCTCCTGGACCGCCGTCGAGGAGCCCTTGATGTCGAACTCCGATTCGATCCTACCCCCGTCCGTTTTCTTCGGGTGCATGACCATGACGATATGAACCGGGACTTGTTTAACGAACTCGATCAGGGTATGCGTGACCCGATCCATTTCCAGGTTGGCGTCCGCAGCACGGGTGACCTCCATGAAAAAGTTCAGGTTGTCGATCACGACGTACTGACAGCCGAAGTTCTCCACTTGGAAGCGGATGTCGGCCATCAGCTTTTCGACCTTGCAGCGACTTTCGTACAGCGAGACGTGCATGGTGTCTTTGGCAAACTTCGCCCCGTGGCGCATGTGCCAGTCCACCAGAATTTTCTCCGGCACCGGCTCCTGAGCCCGGATGTTCTTGCCGTCCATCGCGCACATGACTCGCGTGATGAAATCCCGTTTGCCGGTCTCCACGCTCATCACGAATTGCTGGGTGCCTTCCAGGATGAGCTGCGCCGAGACGTTGGCCAGGAACGTGGTTTTGCCCGAGCCCGTGGGTCCGCAGAGGATCGAGTATTGATTTTCCTGCAAGCCCCCGAGCACTTCGTTCCAGTGCGGCCACATGGGGAGTTGTGCCCCTTTCTTCATGGTCCGCAGGTCTTCGATCGTGTCCAGGTAGGCTTCCGAGAGGGGTTGCCATGTCGGCTTATCCATGCCAGTTCCCCTTTTTCATCAGGGGAGCGTCTTGCTCCACCCACTCGCGCCACTCGCCCGCCCAAGTACCGAACTGCTTAATGTACTTCGGGTCCTTGCACTCAGCCTCGCAGTATTTGGCGTAGTTGGCCGCTGCCCGTCGAGCGGCGTCGAAATCCTCCTGGGTCTTGACGGTCGATTTCAACCGAGAAATGCCCGCCTGCTTCCTCTGGTTGGGCCGCTTGGGATACAGTTGATAAATTTGCTCAAGATCGAGCCTATATATATCTTCTCTCTTCTCTTCTATTCTTGGCGGGCACATGCCGTCGATTTCCTGGACAAGCCCGGCATCCACCAAATCCGCCAGCGGAAGGGACTTCAGACCCGTCAGAGCCAGCGCGATCGGGGCCACCAGGTCCACCGTGTCCGCGTTGTGCTTGGAGCACACGGAGAGGCAGTAAATAAAAAACAGCTTCGCGTGGATGCTGAGCCCGTGGATTTTGGTGTCCTCCCAGAACTTGTTGTAGAACTTGAACCAGATGTAATTCCCTCGATCCGCCCGTTCCTGGTGCGAATCCCAATTCACAACTTTGATCTTCATATTCCTGCTTTCTGCCGTCGATTTCCTGGACGGCGTTCTTGATCGTGAAGGTACGAAAAAAAAGTTGCAAGAAAAAAATTTCGTGAGACCATTTTCAAAAGGGGATTACCTATGGCCAAGACGGCTCAAGACCTTGCGAATGACACGTACAAAGAACTGGCCGCGACTCACTCCGACCTCCTGACCCGCCGAAAGGGTCTGGACGCTCAGATCGCGGAAATCGAAAAGCAGATCGAGGGCATCAACGCCCACGTCCCGCTGCTGCACAAACTGGAGGCGATGGTTCGAGCGGAAATCGAGGCGGCAAACAAGCCCGCCCAGAAGCTCGAAAACATCACCAACCTGGTGGATGATCCCAATGAGCGGGGGTAAGGTCCATCCGGCAATCATGGAACTCAGGAAGTACCTGCACCAGAAGGGTGACGCCGATCTCATGGCGTTCATGAACCGCTGGTTCGCGTCCTGGCTGGACGTGGTGGAGTTCGAGCATATCATCTCCGAGCGCGAGCTGGAGCTGACGAACGATCTTCCAGGGCTCCTGAAAAACGTCGATCGGCGGGCCTTCGAGCGAATCGGCCTCGCATTGGGAGCTGCTTCCTGCATTGAGAAGGCCGAGGAAAAGACCGCCGAAGGCACCACGCTGACTTACGCCGCCGTGGTACTTAAAGCCGCTAAAAAACTTGTCCTTGCCGGAAGCTGAAGGTGCATGAACGATGCGAAAATCAGAGCACTGCAAGCCAAGTGGGAACGCATTCTTGAAAAAGAAGGGCTGGGCGATATTGAAAAGTGCGGCAGGCTACGCGTTTACCATGACCACCGGCTCAGGAGTACGGTTGAAGGTGAACTTATCTTTCACCCAGACAAAAATGCCGCCAAAGAGGCGTACTATCAGCTCGCTGGTGAGTTCCTGCACGAACACACTTTCGAGTCTGCTCAAGAAAGGAAAATATGGGAACTCCACAGCCAGGGAATGCCAGTGAGGGAGATCGCCCGGAAAATCCGCCAGCCGAAAAACTGGAGTCAGATCAACAAGAGGCTGATCCGGCTCCGAAGGCTGATGTTAATCAAGACCTCTTTACCATAAGGCCACCGAAGGCCGACGACCTGGGGTTCATCTTCCAGACGTTTATCGAAGGGATGTACCATGGAAATTCTTGGATTCCTCAGCATATTGCTAAAGAGAATTTTTGGCGACTTTACCGAGGCGTGCTCGAAGGACTCTTTAGTCTTCCTGGCATGGGGTGTTGGATTCTTTGCCTATCTGATGATCCTGACACAATTATTGGTTACCTGGTATGTTCTCAAGGGGCTGCACACTGGGTCTATGTAAAAAAGAGCTTCAGGGGATACGGGCTCGCACGGAGACTTTTCAGCCATGCCGGTTTCAAAAAGGACAGTCCCGCGTTGGTTAGCCACATGGCGGATGCAGCGCGGAAGCACCTCCCCGAAAAATGGGAATTTAAGCCGTACTTACTCTTCTGAGAAAAAAGTACGCAAGGGGGGTTGCGTGAAACCAACAGTCGTGACTAAGATCAATCCGTACACGGGAAACCAGGTTCACACGGTGGACATGGTGAGGAAGGAAGTCAACGGGACCGGCTTCCCCTGGAAGGTGGTGCTCTGGGAATGCCAGGGCTGTCTTCGCTCCCATGAGGCCCCTTACTGGTGTTGCCCCAAATGCGGGGGTTACGCCGTTTTACACACTGAGGAGAGTTATGCCCGCAAACGACAACGACAAGAAGACGCCCAGCGACGTGCAAGAACGGAAGCCGCAGCCGTCGAAGAAGCTGACGGTAACCTGGTTCAAGGCGGAAGTGAGCCTGACCCATCCGGGCATGGGCCACATTAGCTCCTACCAGCTCGGGAACAAACAGATGAACGGCGACAAGCGGTTTACTTGGCTCCCCGGCGCCCCGTACCTCGAATCCGCTCCCGACAGGGATGGACTCGTTGCCATTGTCCCGATCTTCGGTCTCATGTTCCAGGTGCAGACGTGAACACGCTGTTCCAGGAGAAGCAAAAGTTCCCGCTCATCTCAACACCGGATGAGCTGAAAAAGGCCCTGGCATCTCGCCGGGGCTTTTTTAACGTGGAAGAGTCGGTGTATCACGCGGGTCCAGGGCTTTCACAATCCGTGTTGAAAGCGTACTCGAAAAGCCCGGCGCATGCTAAGATGATGATGGCAGGTCTGAAGGTGACGACCGACGCCATGAAACTTGGGAGCGCATGCCATGCCGCCGTCTTTGAGCCAGAGCGATTTAGAGCTACTTTTGTTGCTGGTCCAGACGTTGATCGAAGAACAAAGGCAGGAAAAGAGCTGTGGCAGGCCGTTCTCGACGCCAACCCTGGAAGGTCTATCCTCGCGCCTGATGACGTGCTTACAATCGACGGTATCCTTCAATCCCTCCGAACCCATCCCTACTTCAGCTACGTCTCCGACGCCATCGGATACCCAGAGCTGTCCTACTACTGGGAAAACTTCGGAGTGCTCTGCAAGGCCCGATTCGACTGGATCACGTCCGTCTCTATCCCTCTGCAAGAGGGTCAGGAACGGATTATTTTTGATCTCAAAACCACCGAGTACGGAGTGAGCAAGGAAGACTGCGAGCGCACCATCCGCAGCCTGGGTTACGACATCCAGGCGGCGTGGTATCTCTCGGCTCAACCGGATGCGCAGTTCGTGTTCATCTTCGCCGAAAAGAAGCCCCCGTATGCGATCACGTTCTACCAGGTCGGTCCCAAGATGCGGGCCGCAGGGATGGAAAAAATCGACCAACTCTTCAGTAAACACGCGGAGTGTACCGCAGCGGGAAGGTGGCCCTGCCATGACGGCGGCGTTATCCTTGGTGACTAGAACCTGTGCCTGTGGCTGCGGGCGTACCTGGCGGGCTTTAAGACCAGACGGCTGGCCTTACGCCACCGCCATGTGCGCGGCAGAAAAAGGGGTTGACGTGGACTTCCAGTCCCCGCACCATGAGTTCAACGGTGCCGCGATGGTCGCTCAAAAGATCCATCAGAGCATCACCAAACAGACTAAAAAAGGAAAAAAGAAATGCAAACATCACCTCAAAAACCTCTGATTTTCGAGCGTATCAGCGCGGTCATGAACGAAGTCGGCGCGATCGGGAAGACCCGCAGAAACACCCAGGGAGCTGGGTACATGTTCCGGGGGATCGACGACGTTTACAACGCGCTCCAGGGTCCGCTGACGAAGAACAAGGTGTTCTTTGCCCCGACGGTCCTGGACAAGACCCGCGAGGAACGCCAGAGCAAGAGCGGTGGTTCGCTCCTCTACACCATCCTGACTGTGAAGTACACGTTCTTCACAGAGGACGGCTCAAGCTTCGACGTGACCACGGTCGGCGAGGCCATGGACTCCGGCGACAAGTCGTCGAACAAGGCGATGAGTGCCGCTCTGAAGTACGCCCTGTTCCAGGTGTTCTGCATCCCGACGGATGAGGACAATGACACCGAGAACACCACCCATCAAGTGGCTCCTCGATCGGCTGCTGCCGGGCAGAATGCGGTCTCCAAAACCGCAGAGCCGGGTTCGACTCCCGGAGCCGGTGCCAGGAGACCAATTGGCCCCCCTCCGAGGGCCGCTTCTGCGGAAACGGGCACAAGGCCATCCACAGGGGCGGCGCGTCCGGGTGCTACTCGGACTGGAGCTGGCCCGACTGCACCGAAGACTGCATCCCGTTCTGAAAAAAATGAACCACCCCAGCAGAATTTTGCTGACTTTCCATCAGGCCCTATTACCATGGGTGAATGAACGGTCTTTTAGGGGGAATTATGGGGATGGGGAGCCACGGTCTCGGACAAACTTCGACCTTCGCAGTACGATGCGGCAACTGCCGCGTTGAGTACGATGTTCGTTCTTTCAAGAACAACATGGGGGATTCGTGTTGCCCGAACTGTGGCTACCTCTATTCCCACCAGCAGCTCATGGCCCAGCAACAGCAGATGCAAATGGGCATGCAGCAAAACCAGTGGAATTCCCTCTCAAACCAGTTGAACGGTGGCATCTCGGCTCAGGGCCTGGCGGGTCTGGGTGCTCACATGCAACAGTTACAACAAGCTCAGTTCAAGCCGAACGTCGTGGACGATCGGTCACCTGAACTGGTCGAATATGAAAAACGCGTGAAGGCCATCAAGGTGGAGCTTCCCGCAATCGCTAAGGAGACGAAGATGTTTGGACTATGGAAGCAGCGGACGGAGCTGCGGATCGAGATCAAGAAACTGGTCGAAGACCTGGAGCATCACAAGAAAAATGAGGAAATGCGGATCGCTGAAGCTGTCCAGAAGCAGCGTCTCGCGTCCAACGACGAAGTTTCCAAGGTGAAGATCGAGTGTGACCGCAAGATTGCGGAAGCCAAGAACACCTACGAAACCAACCTCACCACGTTGCAGGGCAAGTTCACCCGCGACAAGGCCGAGATGCAAGCTGCCCACGCGAAGGACTTGGCTGAGGCTCGGGCCAAGGCGGCTGAGGAGTATTACGAAAAGATGACGAAGGCCCTGACTGAGCTGCACCAGAACGGCGACAAGAACTCGCGGTTCGTGCAGGAGCTGGCCTTGAACCTCATGAAGAAGTCTCCGAAGGTCATCCCCGGAAGCGTGTCAATTCGCGCCAAGGGCAAGATCAAGGAACTCGAAAAGCTGACGGACAAGTAAGATGTTCAAACGTAAAAAGAAGGAAAAGGTTGACCCCACGGCCACGGCCAAGGATGGCACGAACACGTACATCACATTTGAGACGACTACCCACGCTGAGGCGGGCTGTCCGAACAGTTGTGAAGGGGATCACGTCAGGGTCGGGGTGCATGGATGCCGCCCCGGCCTTGACCGAATCCCATACGATCAGTGGACCACCCCCGAGGTGCTGGCCACGTCGGCTGCGGAGTACATCGCCAACAAGCTGACCCTCACCAAGGTCGATGCGAAAGGACTTGAACATTGAACGACGAAATTCCAGTTGAATGGGTGAAGGTCTCGGATGAGGACCATGAGGCAGCGCGGTACCACAATAAGACCGTGCCGAAGGCAGACAACGCCCCGGTGACCGGGGAGTGGTGGAAGGGTGTTGCGGTCATCGCGGCCTATGGAACGGAGTTCCTGAAGACTGCGAACGAATATTCCATCTGCGCTCGGAAGCTCACGGGTCCGCTCAAGCGTGATTACCACTGGGACATCGACGCGAACACGGACAAGTATGCCGGGAAACCGCTGCTTTTGATCGCGCACAAGGACAACGTGTCCAAGGGTGCGATCGTAGCCAAGGTCCCCTGGGAGACTTTCCTGCGCCTTCGCAAGCCTGTCCCCGCTGGTCAATCCATCCAAGACGGGCAGTTTGGGTTCAGACCGCGCTACCGGCTTTACATCGGGGAGGTGCTAGATGCCCAAAAAGAAGACGCCTAGCGTGCTGTACCTGAGCGATAAGGACCTACTTCAGGGTAAGATGTTGACGTGTAACCGGGCTGCGCGGCGTGCTTACCCCAAAGCGCAGACCCAAAAACTCTGGCCCCTCCGAAAGGACAGGCTGGGAAACTACTATAGAGAGGATCAAGATGCCATCAGGAAAGAACGAGAAAGAGTTCAAGCCGCGCACCGTCGCCGTGAAGAATCTCTACGAAGAGAACGTGAGGCTGCAAAAGCTCTGCGCCGCTCATCGCAGGCAAATCAGAGGGATGCAAAAGGCCCTGGAGACGTACAAGGCGATGGAAGTGGCGGTGGAGTACCGCAGAGCAGCCCTGGAGATGGCGGCGGTGTATGTTCGGACGCCGAAGCCGACGGCTTCACCTGCGCAGACCGAGACGGCTGAGGAGAACGGCGTATGATGATGCAAGTTGACCCTCTGGCGTTCACGATCGCGGTGGTGGTGGTGGCCATCTCCACGGCGGTCATCAAGATCGTTCGGAAATATTGACCAATGACCGGGCAATCGGATTTCATCTTTGAGCTGGAGAACGCCCTAACGGCGGCACAGTGCGACGCTCTGATTGCCCGGTTTGAGTCATCGCCACACCAGGAAGGGAAGACCGCCCACGGCGTGGACACCGACCTGAAGCGCACCAGGGACCTGACCCTGGGGCTCAACGAGGAGATGGCTGACAGCCTTCGGCCTGCGTTGAAGGCGTACCACAAGCTTTACCCCATGATTCCCCGGAAGGTGAACGCGAGCCTGTTCATGATCCAGCGGTACATGCCGGGAGATTTTTACCACTGGCACATTGACAACGGCGTTCTGACCCGTCGCCAGTACGTGGCCATCTGGTACCTGAATGACGTTTTGGAGGGTGGTCGGACACAGTTCGTTCACTACACCCGCGAGATTGTCCCCGTCAAGGGGAAGCTGGCACTTTTCCCGGCAGGCTGGACCCACGCTCATCGTGGCCAGGCTCCGGTCTCTGGGCCGAAGTACATAGCCACGACGTGGCTGGAGGTCTAAATGGATCAACCCAAGTTCGAGGAAATTCTGCTATTCCCAACGATGATTTACAAGATCAACTTGCCGCAGTTCGTTGAACCGCTCAGAACGGTGGCCAAGCGGTATCTGGAACTCATCAAGAAAGAGCGTGAGGTGGATGAACTCTACCCAGTCCAGCAAACCTGGAGCTTCCACGCCGAGCCAGAGGCTGAACACTTTGTCAAGTTTGTGCTCCAATATTCCTGGGAAATTCTGGCCAAACAGGGCTACGTGCTCCAGGGGCTCGGGACCGCGTTCCAGGCAGCGTGGTTTCAGGACCACCACAAGACATCGTCCATGGAGAAGCACTCCCATGGGGACCCCGCCAAGATGGTCGGGTTTTACTTTCTCGAAGTGCCAGAAGGAGAGAAGACACCATGGCTCGTTCTCGACGATCCAAGGCCCGCCAAGACGCAAAGCGAGCCTTTCGTGAAGCCCAACAGCGAGAAGCTGGAAATTGCGTCCCCCAGGGTGTCGTTCAAGCCCCGAGTGGGGGACCTGTATCTGACCCCGGCATGGGTGCCGCACGCATTGACCCGCAATGGCTCAGACAAAGCCTTCCTGCTGGCCCACATCAATGTGTGCCTGCTTGCCCTGCCAGAGCAACCACAACCCCCAGCACCGGAGATTCTGTGAAGTTCCTCATCCGTTTCAACAAGACCCGTGGCCAGCCAGGTCGCGGCACCACAGACCATGCCTGGAGGGTGTTCGACATGAGCGTGTGCCCGCCGAAGGAGTACCTGGCTAAGAACGTCGTTATCCACGTCCCCTCGCGGACTGAGCGCAGCGGCGCTGGTGGGCCTGACGATTTCAACATTGCCTGCGAAGGCAGAATGGAGATTGACCGTGCGAGTGCAACCGTACACATCCGGGGGAACAATGAAGGAGCTTGAAATCCAGAACGTGAACATCTGGAAATCGAGTGACGGTCACTTCCGGGCCTGCGTGCTCTTTGGGAAGGATTGGGATTGCCTGCTTATTCGTCGCCAGTTTTCGGATCAAACGCTGATTGGCATTTGGGGCAAGATAGAGGCTGAGGCACAATATCTTCGACGGAGTAGCGCGGAAAATGACCACGGTAAATCCTGAGACGGCCAGGGCCGAAGACCTTCCAAAGCTTGAGCTTGAGACGCCATTCGGGCGTTTCAAAGCCCTTGTACTCACCCCAGACCTCTTCACCCGTTTTGCAGTCCACAAAGTAGTAATCGGCTTTGTACCGGATTCCGGCTATGAGATCGACATACTTCTGGTGACGAAGACCGGAGATTTCCCCAGCATTCTGGAGCTGTGTCAGAAGCTCAAAGCATTGGGCTTCTCCCCGCGAGTCAAAGGTACGTCCATGGGCGGTGGTACGCTGAGCGTGGAACTTATTGTAGCCCACAGGCATTAACTACCTCTCGGAAATCACTGGGGCTGAAACAGACGAATTTGTCAGCACTGGAATAGGGGATGCGCCCGGAACTGTTCGTTCGGGCGTCGTAACAATCCAGACCGTCAGAGCCAGGATCGAGAAGACAAGTAGTGACCACAGGTCGTTGCGGTAGCGTTCCACACGAAGCTAATACCAGAGCAAAGCAAAGTAGAGCAAAACATTTTTTCATTGCTTTCTCCCAGCGAGGGCTAGGGCGATGCTCTTTGCGGCTTCCGCGTGGTCTTCAGGAGTCTTCGCCATCATCGCTTTGTCGAGGGCCGAGTTGATGTCGCTGACATACGCCACAGCATCATTGCCTGATTTCTTGTTCACCAGGTCGATGAAACGCGAAATCAGGCCAATGAGCTGCGGCAGTATGCCAACAAGCGTAATGAAGGTCATGCAGCAGGCGGTGCAGGAGGCGCCGGAGGTTGACTACCACTTTCCTTCCCCTTGAAGAAAGAGAGCAGAAGAGAAACCACGGTGTTGGACGCGAGGTGTGGGTTGACCTCGACCAAAAAGTCGAGGAGCGCAACGCCGAGTATCGAAATCGCAACCTGGTGGGCCTGAAGAAATGCCATAATTGAAACCAACATGCTAGACTCCTTTATATGGATACGTTACACTTGGGGGTCATTCACTGTCAAAACAAACTGGTCCACGTCTTGCTGGGCGTCCATGAACTCATGAAAGGCCAGCCTGGAAGTGGTAATCATGTTCTGATGCCCGACGCATACGACATCAATCCCGACCAGAAAACACCCAGCGGAATCCTGGTACTTGTTCCCAGGGTGGAAAAGGATTCCCGTATGACCCGGCACGTTAAGAACCTCGAAAGTCTCAATCTCCTCACCATTGGGGAGGGTGTGCTTTCCACGGACACAGGTGTAGGTCCCCTTTGGCACCTTGGCGTCGAAAGACCCTGTAAGCCTGCCGTCGGGTCCCTTGACCTGGTAGGCATGCTCCAGCGTCTTGAGATTCAGCTCTGGTATCTCTCCAAACACCCCGTCCCATGCTTTCTTGGTGCGATTGACTGTGAGATTCATTCTCAGCTCCGTTTAGGTTGAGGTCTTCCGAGCCAAACCACGTTTGGCGACAAAGACGGGTTATAGAGCTGGATTGCCTGGCTCATGTTGAAGGAAATCCGCGTGGCTCCGACTCCGAGGATAGGGGCGTTGACACAACCGAAAGAGGCAAGGGTTTGGGAGCCTGCCTCAAAGACCAGATAATCCCCGGCAGTCGCAACCTGAGAGGTGAGGCTGGCTGCGGGCATCGTGAAGGTCTGAAACCCGCCAGCGCACTTCCACTTCCAAGACTGACAGCCTGGGTCCTTCGTCTTCGGAAGGAGCACGGAGCGTACACCGCCGCAAGGCTTCATGATCCAAACCGCGTAAGCACTTGTGTAGTAAGCGCAATAGAAGTTCGACTCCCCAGTGATTTTAGGAGTCATGGTGCCAGAGATGGTCTGTCCTGCGATCGGGCCATAGACCCACTGGCCAAGAACAGTGGAATAGTTCCCGGACCTGTTAGAGTCAGAGGCTGAGGCATTGCTGGACGTGCTGTTCGTGGTGCTCCCGGCCTTTTTGATTATGCCGCTGCCCGTGAACGTCCAACACGCGTTGACAGCAGTTGGCGTGACTGCCGGTGCGCCGCAGGAAGGGCCATAGATCAGAGGCATGGGTTACGCCCCCTTCGTGACTGCCGTGATGTCCAGGGTTCCGGTCCCGGTTCCAGCCGTGTAAGCCACGCGGCAAAAGGCATGCCCAATCTCGGACATGTTCCAAATCTTGGCGCCGTTGGCCGTGACCACGGGAGCCGCAGCCGCAGCCGCGTCAACCGCCCACGTCCCGCCAGAGATGGACCCATCCGCGTTGACCTTGCAGTCATCAGCGAACTGGATGGCCACCGTCCCGGTGGGGGATGCTGCGCTTGAGGTCACGAACTGGAGAGACATGTTGATTACGTCCCGCAGGTCGATGATCGAGCTGTTGGCGCTCGAAGCCATGGCCTGTGCGGACAGAATCTTGTCGATGTTGGTTCTCATTTTTTCCTCCGAAAGTACCAGCTCAGGATAACCCATAAACTGGGTTTTGGCTTGGGTGCCGGTACGGGTTTCCCAAGCTGTCTGTGCAGGGATAGGGCATGGGCCTTGGCAAAGTCCACCGAGGCAAGCTCAGACTCCACCCCTCTGACGATGTCCGGGAGTGATACTGGCATGCCAAAGGGCATCAGAAACTGATGTTTTCCGTCATCTGACTGTACGTGGGCAACCATCTGCCCCGAGGGGGAATGACTAATTGCCGTGATCTCGCCACCTTTGACCTTCATGTGCCCACCCCCACCATCATGAGCTGTCCTGGTACTGTGGTCTGGAGCGCGATGGTCCCGCTGAAGACCCACCTGGTGTGCGGGCCAGTTGACCCATTCTGTACAGTACCAGTGTCGTTGCAAAGAAAACAGGTATCCGCGAACCCTGCCTCAGTCACCAGGTAGTCCCCAGCCTGAGCACAAACCGCCGTCATCGTTTGGGCGGTATCGGTGAAATCGGTCAAGGTCGTGGTCCAGCATGTCCCGTAGTTTCTCCTGGCTAGAAGGGTCCCGCGCTTCACCCCGCACGGCTTCATGATATAGACCGCCGTGCTGGCCTTGAACAGGTTGGTGAAGGTTGCGGCCTTTCCGCGAATCGTGGTCGTGACCGTGCCGGAAACGGTTTGAGCCGCAAGGGGACCGTAGGCGTTGACCACGGTTCTCACTGAGCTGATGCCAGAGTTCGTCCCGGTGTAGGACGAAAGGGCTGACCCGTCTGAACCGCTGTCTGAGCCCTGGAAGACAATACCCGCAGCACAGCGAGACCACCCGCCCTGGCATTTGTTTGGGTGGGTGGCTCCGCATGGCCAGGCTTTTGAGGATGATGCTTTGAGCGTCGTCGCCATCTTACACCGAGATTACATAGACCGCAGAGACGATGAGCGAGGAGACAGCCGCGCTTGACGTGATCGTCCAGTTGTTGTTGGCCGCAGCCTGTTGGGCCAGCGGGGTGGGGAAGTTGAGTACGATACCACCTCCAGCCGGGACCACGTACTGGCCGCGAGTCGTGCCTGCCGTGGCATCCTTCAGGGTTGCCGTGACCGTGGTGGCAGAGCTGTTGGTGATCGCAAGGGAAACGATGTCGTTGAAAACACCAGCACCACCCGCCGTGATGACCGTGGTTTCTGTGTTGACCGTGATCGCCGTGACCTGGGTGCGGATAAACTCGCGGGGTTTGATCGGTGTGACAATCAGGTTCCCCTGGTGGTCGGCGTTCAGGTTGACCCTCTGGCCGTTGGTGACGCTCGTTCGTGAAGTCGTGTAGGCAACCGCACCGAGCTTGACTGGGTTGCCGGAGTCTGTAGCCGCGTCTGCCACGTCACCCGCAACCGCAAGGGTCGAGGCAATGGAGACAGGCTGTGTGGCCTGCCAGAAAGTTCCTGTCACTGCCAGGCTGGCGTTCCCGACCGTGACGTTCAGGTTTGCAGCGGTGGCCTGTTGGACCGTGACCGCTGCCGCGATCGAGACGGGCTGCGTGGCTTGCCAGAAAGTGCCGGAGACGGGTTGGGTAACTGCGGAGCCATCCACTTTGAGAGCCGTCATGGAGGCAATGCCTTGGACGGTCAGAACGTCGGATGAGGCTGCGCCAGCGGTGCCGAGCGCGGGCTGTTTTGCGGCGGTAGCGGCTCCCGTCGGGAGAGGCAGGGAAACGGCGGAAACGGGCTGCGTAGCCTGCCAGAAGGTACCCGAGACCGGCTGTGTAGCCTGCCAGAAGGTACCCGTCACCGCGATGCTTGCGTTGTCGATCGTGGTGTGCAAGGATCGGGAGGCAGTCATACGGAGGACGCCCAATTGACCCGAAGTCACGGAAGCAAGCCCATCATTGAAGACGGCCATAGCAGGTGTGCCCTGCGTGGACCCTGCGGTAAACGCAGCCTCATCGGCGCTGGCGGTACCACCGCTACTGGCGTTGGTCACGTTGACGTTGAGCGAATTGCCCGTCAGCGTCGCCTCATTGCCAAGATGGTCCCGAATGTTGACGTGGAGCGCACGGTTCGCTGTAGCGCGTGCGGTGCCCTGCTGGCCAGAGGTGAGAGCGGCAGCGGAGTCGTTGAAGGCCCCACCCACGGGGTTGAACGTCGAGCTACCCGCCGTCCAAGCGGCTTCGTCGGTGGTTCCACCACCGGGGGCGACGTAATTACCTGACGGATCGCGTAGGTTGACGTGCAAGGCCCGAGCCTGTGTGGCCCGGATGTCCCCGTCTGTCCCTGCTACCAGGGTTGAGGCTGAGTCGTTGTAAAAGCCGCGAATTGCTCCACTCATTGTGGGGTTACCCTGTCCCTTTCAGCCTTCTGCGCCATAGTCATGTCGCTGTTGGCACCCTCTTGCATCCTACTAAAGGCAGCTTGTGGTGGCTTTTTGCCTGACTTACCAGGGCCTTTTGGTCCACCTTGAGGCCCCATCGGGGGTTTTGCCTGGGTCTGCATGAGGGTCATCATGGTCATCGGGCCAATGGTCGAATCCAGGTTCATCCCCATGAACTGGGAGAGCGCGAGCCGGGTCTTGTACGGGATGGTCTTGCCCTTGGCCTTCGCCTCGGTGATGGCTTCCAGGAAATGTTGATCTAATTGGTTTTTCAGGCCGGGGTACAGCTCCATGGCTCCCATGTCGTCCTGGGTGATGTTCCCGTTCTTGATGTGGGACAGGATGGACAGGGGCTTGTTCACCAGGTTCAAAGCCCGCTCATACTTGGCCTGGTCAGCCTTGGACGGCACCTTGTCGCTGTCCAGAGGCCCGAGCGGGTCCGTCTGGGGGCGGATGGCCTGAAGGTACTCATGAGCGCGTGCCGCGAGGCCCGCAACCGCAACCTGGTGGTCCGGGAGGTAGGTCCCGAGGTTCCCGCCGATCCCGAACATCTGGGACTGGTCTTTGCTGAACTTGTCCATAAGGATGCCAAGCTTGATGGCTCCCTTCTGGTCAATCTGGGCCTGCTTTGGCACATCGGGCTTCCCGGAGATGATTGAGGCCACGCCCTGGCTCATCGCCGCGTGCGCCGCAATTGCATTATCAAAATAGTCGGTCATTGACTTGAAGGCTGGAACGTCAATCACCCCGTTCTGGAGATACTGGAGCAGCGAGAGCTTCGCGGAGTCGATCGCCTTGGAGCCCATCATGGCCCCGAGCTTGCCGATCCCGTAACCCACCACAGAGCCTGCGGGTCCACCCACGGTGTGGCCAATGACGGCACCCGTGCCCCCGGCCATGCTGTCCAGCATCTTGGACACCAGGGCATTGGCCACGCTCTGGCCGAACCCGCCTGCGGTCTTCCGGTTCACGGCACCCAGGAGGTCTTGAATCGCAGCCATCTTCTGGAGTCCGTCGATCTTCTCAAGCTGGACCCCAGGGATGATGTCCCCGACGGCGGCGCCTTTCTGCCGGAGCATCTGCCCGATCGGACCCGGCTTAAAGGTTGGGTCCACCAGCTCCGCAGGGATACTGACCGTGTCCCCGTTCGGGAGGTTCCGAAGCATAAGCCCACCCACCGGGTCGATCTCATTGGGTCCGGGGACGTGCTGGGTCTGAGCCAGGAAGTCCTGGACACTGTCATAGGTCTGCCCATGCACCGTGAGCTTGCCAGGGATGTCCTTCGGAAAGACGAAGTTCTGAGTGGCTGGGCTCCAGTTCTTCTGGACGTAGTTCCAGAGCTTCTGGGGGTTCAGCTCCCCACCCGTCATGGAAGCCTGGATCGCCTTCTGGCGGTAGGCATTCTGAAGGGCTGGCGCAGCCTCGGGCACATTCTTTTGTACCCAATCGAGGTATGCGTCGTTGTCCGCAGGCGCGGTCTTCGAGAGAAGCTGGCCATCGGTGAGCTTCAGCGGATTCTCCAGGTTCTCAAGCCACGCCGAAGGATGACCGTCGGGCTTGCCCATCTTCATGGCAGTCGAGGCACCGCGCATGAATTGGTACATGTCCGTCGAAGCCTTGCGGGCCTGCTGGAGCATTTGGACGTTCTGGGGGTCCATCGCCCCCAGAGCGCCTTCTTTGAACGAGTCTTCCCAGGTCCCCAGGGCATCTTTCATCTGCCAGTAAGCTTGTGGCCTCTGGGGGTTCCAAAGCGAGTCCAGGACCCCAGAGCGCCAGTCCTGAAAATCCTGTAGAGTTTGTAGGTTGGGTAAATCTCCCTTGGCCTTCTCAATGAGATTCCACTCCGGCGCGGTGGCCTTGAGCTTCGCATATTGGCCTTGGACACCCGCAACTGCGTCCATGTGCGCAGCTTTTGCTTCCGGTGGCACGATCGCTCCTTTAAGCGGCGCATCTGCCTGATCCCAAGCTTGTGCTTGGGCATTGTATAGAGCACGGCCTTTGCCCGCAATTGCCTGGCGAACCGGCGACGCGATCTCACTGTCTCCGGCTTCCTGAACTGCTGGAAGCGTTTCCGGGTCCACGCCGAGTGCCCGCGCGGATTCGACTTTCGCTTGTGTTGAGAAGTCTGCCATTCCCTCATCATCTACCCCCTGTGCCATTCGACGTAAAATACCACTTTGTGAAGCCCGTGCTTTAACCGCAGCCGACGCGTTAATACCCGCCTTGGAAAGTTCATCAGGAATGTTACCATTGGACGGGGTGACGTTTGCCTGCTCTTTAAGGCCCTGCATGAATTTCGACGTGTTGATGGCTTCCGAGGTGCGGTCCCACATTGCAGGGATTGAACCGATCGCGGCCCCGGCGATTCCACCGAGCGCGGTGTTGAGGGTGAGGTTGGAAACTGCCTTTTCAGCGGTTTGGGATGGGTCATACATGAATTTCCCCAGCTCCTGGTTTCCTGAGAACAGGGCAGACTGCACCATCCCCTTCACCGCGAGCGAACCCAGCGGAGCAAGCTGGGACCCGAATGCCTTGGCTAGTGAAGCTTCCGCCATCTTGGGGAGCGTATAGGGCAGAGTCGCTTCGCCACCGAAATAGGTGGCAGCACCCGCACCAACGACGTTCCCGGCAATTTCTTCGGCTTGGTTGTACTTATGCCGAAGTGCGATATATTCGGGCGAAAGCTCTTTGATGCCGAACAGTTTTCCTGCTCCAGCCTCAGCCGCAGTAAATAGCGGGACACCTGTGTAGACGGCGCCAGCACCTTCGCCAGAGCCTTCCAGAAAAGAGCCAATTTTCTCCCCGGTGGTATTGACCTTCGCATGCTGAAGCCCTCCCTGGAGCTGCTGCGGGCTAGGTTGAGTCCATCCCTGACTCATGAGGTCTGACGCCTCATTCATGTTGTTCGCAATCCGCCCCTCACCCTGCGGGCTGTAAAGCGGAATGCCGTGCGTACCGGCCTGAAGCGCCGCGTTCACGTCGGGCACTTCCTCCATATTTCCGGTCTTGAGATTCGCAAGTACGTCAGCCATTGACCCCCCTAGTCAACAAGTCTTTTGCTGTTCCCAGGCTGTTTCGGCGGGACATAGTTGTTGATGTCCGAGCCCAGCTCTGCATTCAGTGTATCATTGTTGACGTTGCCCAAATCCTTGAGCTGTTGCTGGGACGACGTTTTGTTCCAGAAGCCCGGATTTGCGGGCAAACTGGCCATTTTTTCATACGCCTCACGCTGCTCTGGAGTGAGCTTCCCAGGCCCGCCAAGCTGGCGCACCGCCGCGTGCAGGTTGTCGATCGCGCTCTTTTTCGCAGCGAGGTCGGACCCGAACGGGTTCCACGCCATGCCCGTGCCCCAGGCATCCTGGACGCGCTTGATCGCGGAATCCAGAACGTCGTGGCTACCGATCGCAGCCCCAGCTCGACCAGCCGCGTTCGCATCACGCGCGAAGCCATACCCGCTCTGACCGCCAGGCATCTGAACCGGGTTCATCTGCTTGTAGTACATCGGGTTGATGTTCATTCCCTGCGGGAGTGGGTTACCGACCGCATCGGTCGGACCTTCGCCACCCTTCTGGGCACCGCCCTGCATGCCCTGCATTCCGCCAGCTCCACCGGCTCCGACCTTCTGAGCCATCACGCCGCCCATGGTCCAGTCGTAGACCTGTTTTGCCATCTGCTGGTGAATCTGACCTGCGGTCTGCATGTAGACGGACTTGGCCATCTGGGAGTTGGTGTTGTTCGCGGCCTGTTCTAACAGGGCTGACTGCATCGCCATGTGCTGGAACGTGGTCATTTTGATCGCGTCCTGCATGTTGCCAAGCTGGTGAAGGTTCGCCTGAAGCACGTTCACCTTGCCGGATTTGTCGGCAATCTGCGCCTGCACATCCCGCTGCATCTGCTGGTTCATGAAGTCGAGAATCTTCGCGCCACCCCCGCGAGAGTTGGCCATGGTTCCAAGGAGACCGATCGCGGTCATGACCTTGGGAAGCGCCCCCTGCTCAATGAATCGGTTCGGGTTGATGTTGTTGGTCAGGATGTCCTGCTTCACTTTGTCGATCTCATCCAGGGATTGGGTGTAGCCGGGGCGATACGTTCCATCCGGGCGCTGCCATCCGTTCCAGAACTTGTTGAGGTCGTCCTGGAGTGTGTCGTGGCTCTGCTGGAGGATTGGGTTCGCTGCCTGTGCATAGCCCTGCTGGGCTTTCATGGCCTGAGCGGCGCCACCCAGTTGCTCCTGGTTTCCCTGATTCATCAGGGACATGGCACTGCGACCTTTGAACATGCCAGGGATTCCCTGTGCAGTCGGGTGCTGTACGGGCTGCATCTGACGCTGAGGAATCTGGGGATTGCTCGGACCCTGCGGAGCCTGAGCCGGAGCATTCTGCGGCATAGGGTTGG